GCAGTGCGCGGATGCGGCGTCGCGGGTGGATGGCCGGGTGGCTGTGGGGTTCAGCGTGGCGCCGGACCGGTCGTGGAGTTCGGTTGCGGTGGCGGGGCTGCGGGCGGATGGGCTGGGGCACGGGGAGGTTATCCAGCGGCGGCCGGGGACTGTGTGGCTGGGTGATTATCTCGAGGGGTTGTGCGGCCGGGTGGATCCGGTGGTGACGGTGCTGAACCCGGCGGGGGCGGCGGCGGCTTTCGAGAAGGAGCTGATCGCGCGGGGCTGGTCGGTGAAGCCGGCGCCGGGGCGGCGGCTTTTGCAGCTGACGGGGATGCGGGAATTCGCGGCGGCGTGCGGTGAGCTGGTGAAGGACGTGGCGGATCAGCGGTTCCGGCATCTGGGGCAGGAGCCTTTGGATGATGCGGTGTCCGCGGCGCGGACGCGGCCGCTGGGGGATGGGTGGGCGTGGTCGTGGAAGCTGTCGGGGGCGGATATCAGCAGCCTGGAGGCGCTGACGCTGGCTAAGCATGGTTTCGTGAGCCATGGGCTGGTTTCGGCGCCTGATCCGGCGGTTTTCTAGGCTATTACGCGCGGATTGCGCGTATTTCCGCAGGTGAGGATGACGGTTTGATGGGTGCTTTCACGGTGCCGGCGGCGGCCCGGCTGCGAGCCGGGTGGGTGCTGGTGCGGTCGGCGCCGCGCCGCGCGGTGGCGGTGGGCTGCGGGGCCGCTGCGCTGCTGCTTGCCCCGGTGGGGTTCATGATGGTGCTGCCGGCGGGGCTGGCGGTGCTGTCGACGGCGGGGACGCTGCTGGCGGCGGCGCTGCTGCTGGGCTGGAATCATTAGCCATGGGCTGGCTGACGGGCCCCCGGGAGTCGAAGGCGCTGCTGTCGCCGGTGAATGACGGCACCCAGAACACGATCGTGATCCCGGCGCTGGGCGGGGCGCAGCCGAATTTTGACGGCGCCCTGTACCCGGACGCGTCCTATGCGTCGTCGGCGTCGGCGGGGTACGGCCGCAATGAGCTCGTGTACGCGTGCATCCGGATGCGGGCTGAGAACCTGCCGCAGTCGGTGCTGCGGGTGTACCCGGGGGCGGCTCCGGCGATGCACGGGGAGCCTTTGGAGGATCACCGGCTGCGGCGGCTGATCGCGCAGCCGAACCCGGTGACCAACGAGTTCGAGTTTTTCGAGTTGTCGGTGACGTACCTGGACATCGCGGGGAACTGCTACTGGCTGATTCAGCGGGGGCGGGACGGGCTGCCCGCGGAGTTGTGGCCGCTGCGCCCGGATCTGCTGCGGGTGTTCCCCACCGCCGATCCGCGGGTGTGGGATTACGGGTACGTGCTGGACCCGTCCGCGAGCGTGCGGAATCAGCAGACGGATATCATCCCGATCCGCCGCGGGGACATCATGCACGTGAAGATGCCGAATCCGCTGGACGCGTATTTCGGGCAGCCGCCGCTGCGCCCGGCGGCGCGGGCCGTGTCGCTGGATAACGCGGCGACTGATTTCGTGGACACGCTGCTGCGCAACTACGCGGTGCCGGGGGTGGTGATCACCACCGCGCAGGAGGTCACCGCGGCGATCGCGGACCGGCTGAAATGGCAGTGGAAGAAGGCGTTCAGCGGCTCGCGGCGGGGTGAGCCGGCGGTTCTGCAGACGGGGATGACGGTGCAGCCGCTGGGGATGAACCTGCGGGACCTGGAGTTCCCGGACCTGCGGGCGTACAGCGAGTCGAGGATCTGCGCGGCTTTGGGGGTTCCGCCGGTGCTGGTGGGCGCGAAGGTGGGCCTGGACCGGTCGACGTTCACGAACTACCAGCAGGCGCGGGTGGAGTTCTGGGAAGACGCGATGTTCAGCCTGCAGCGGCGTTTCCGGGATCCGGTCACGGCGCAGCTGCTGCCGGAGTTCACCGGCCCGGGGCGGGCGCGGGTGCACCTGCGGTGGGACAACTCTGAGGTGCCGGCGTTGCAGGAGGCTGAGTCTGCGCGGTGGGACCGGGCGACGAACGCGCTGGCCCGCGGGGGGATCACGGTGAACGATTTCCGCCGCACGGTGGGCCTTGACCCGGTGACCGGCGGGGACGTGTTCATGATCCCGGCTGGGGTGACGATGCGGAATGAGAACGGGGATGCTGAGCCGGCCGCCGTCGACGTCTCGCAGGGCGATATCACCGCCCCGGCGGCTCCCGCTGCCGTGCCCGCGGTGCCGGCGGGGATGAACGGGCACGGTCCCTGATGCCGTGGGGCGTGGAACGCGGGCACGGCTGCCAGCCGGGCAAGCCGTTCGCCGTCTTCAGGCTGAACGCGGACGGCACCGCCGGTGACGTGGTGCCCGGCGGCTGCCATGTGACGAAGGACGGCGCGCTCGCTCATCAGCGGGCGCTGTACGCGAATGAGCCGATAGGAGCTCACAGCATGCGCGATCACCTGACTGCCCCGGTGGAATGGAAGACAGCGGGCACCGGCAACGGCGAGCTCGAAGGTTACGTCAGCGTGTTCAACAACGTTGACCAGGGCGGTGATGTCGTGCTGCCGGGCGCGTTCAAGCGGACGATCGACGCGTGGCGCGGGTCGGCGCAGCCGCTGCCGCTGATCGCGGATCATGATCTCACCAGCCGCGGGGTCATCGGGTCGGTGCGGGACGCGAAAGAAGACCCGCTGGGGGTGTGGATCCGCGCCGGGTTCGCGTCCACCAGCGACGCGCAGGATATCCGCACGAAGATGATCGAGGGGCATCTGCGGGGAATGTCGTTCACCTATGAGGCGATCAGGCATCACCTGGGTGAGGTGGCCGGGAAGTCGGTGCGGTTCCTGGATGAGGTCCGCTGGTTTGAGGCGACGGTGACCCCGTTCCCGATGAATATGCTGGCGATGGCGTCGGCGAAGGCCAGCCGGGGGAATATCGACTCCGCCGCGGCCGCGGACCTGGACGCCGCCGCCCGCGCCTACGCGGAGTCGCAGGGCTGGGCGATGCCCGGCGGTTCTTACCCGATCCGCCCGGCGAACATGCACGGCGCCGCGGACCTGTCATCGGCGATCCTGGCGGTGGGCCGCGGGTCGGGCAGCCATGACGCGATCCGCCGGCACATCATGGACCGGGCCCGCGCGATCGGCATGACGGATCAGATTCCGGCGAACTGGTCAGCGTCCGGGGGGATGATGAGCCTTGATTTCGATGAGTTCTCCGGCGCGATGCGAGCCGCGCTGACGATCAGTTACGAACCTGCGCAGAAAGCGGCGGTCAGCACGCTTATCGCTGCGTATCAGCTTTCCGCAGCCGCCGGTGACGGCGATGCGGGTTCCGGCCCGCCCCCCGGGGTACCCGGCGGCGACCCGCCTCCAGAGGCACTCGCCGGTCACATCGCCCAGCTTGAAACCGAGCGGGCGCGTAACCAGTGGGACCGGCTGGAAGCCGACCTCCGGGACATGAAAGGCGGTCAGCAATGAGCAGGCTGCAGGAACTGATGGACGCGTCGCTGCGGGAGATCGCATCCGCCCGCGCGATCGCCGACGCCTACTCCGATCCGACGAAAATGCCGGCGGACAAGCTGGCGGAGATGAAGGCGTACAACAAGGAGGCGATGCGGCTGCGGGACCTCGCCGACGCGGAGAAACAGCGCAGCGACCTCGAGACGTGGTTCGCGCAGCCGGGGCAGACCCACCCGGCGCTGGCCGCGCAGGCGGCGCAGGCGTCGCAGGGCGCCGCGGACGCCGGCGGCAAGGCGCTGCAGCAGGCGAAGGCCGCCCGTGAACTGGAATGGTTCGCGAAGGCGATGCGGACCCCGACCACGCACCTGGGGAACGCGCTGCCCGCGGAGGCGAAGGCGGCGATCATCGAGGACTCCACCGGGCAGATCATCGTGCCGCATGACCTCGCCGGGCCGATCTTCCTGCAGCTCCCCCGGCTGGGGGTGCTGCGGGACCTGGCGCTGGTGCGCCCCACCACGTCCAACGTGGTGGATGTGCGGGCGCTGACCCAGGCGACCGCCGGATGGGGGAAGATCGAGCTGTCGCTGAACGCCAGCAGCTTCGACGCCGGGATGGCGGCGACCGGCCCCAACACGGTCACCGTCCAGAACCTGAACGCCCTCGTGCAGATCGGCGTCGATCAGCTCGCCGACACGGACGCGAACCTCGTGTCGCTGATCCAGGACGTGATAGGCCAGCAGTTCGCCCAGATGGAAGACGACGCGTTCGCGAACGGGAACGGCACGTCGAAGCCGTTCGGGATCGCGATCCGGGCGACCGTGGGCGGCGCTATTCCCGCGTCGCAGGGGGTGACGGCGGCGGCGGCGTCGACGGTGACCGCTGATGACCTGAAAAAAATGCAGTACCGGATCCTGTCCAGGTTCGCGAATAACGGGGTGTACGTCGCCTCCGACGACGCGACGGAGGCGATTTCGCTGCTGAAGGACTCCACGTCCAACTACCTGTGGCAGCCGTCCAACCAGGCGGGGCAGCCGGACATGCTGTTCGGCCGCGCTTTCTACCGCGTGTCGG